TATGTATTCACGATCTTGCCACCAAGCACGAATTGGGCAATCTCTTCACCAACAAAACCAGCAAGGTTTCCACCTCCTTTAGTTATGCTGTTGTTGAGTCTGCCCATTTCGTCTGATTTATGCTTGGCTCTTAGCAACATGTCATCAGTTATCTTGACAAATTGCAATGCCCTTCCTTTCTTACGTTAGGTCTACGATCTCACATACACCGCTGCTACATGCAAACGTGTTTGTGCCTTTGGATGTATCCTCTTTCTCGTATTCAGAGAGTTTAGACCAGTCAATCTTGTATGGCATGTTACCAAATAGTTCTTCGTATTCCTCTTTGCTGCATTCCTGATACGGTGCCTGCTGATACGTGTGATCAGAGTGAGGCAGGAAGCTGATGCCAGATACTTCATCGAAGTGGGCATACACCCACGACCCTACCCGCATCCACTCATTATCACGCACAGTGACAGTGATTGAAGGCTTGTGTTCACACCAGCACCGCTGATAAGTAAGCCACATTTCTAGCTGATCAATGGCAGACATGTCATTACGGGTAATAGCACCATCCGGCGACTTCATGGGGAAGCTGAAAACAGTAGTGCTATCCGGCTTCATTACACAAGGCTCAGCAGGGATACCTTGCTCCTTCATAAACTGCGTCAGAGGGTCTTTGTTATCACCACGTACAGTGCGAATATAGTAGGCGCTGTGACGAGCATGGATACCAGAAGCCGAGTCCACAAGCTGAGAGACAGTCCCGCTAGGCTTGACGCAAGTAATAGCAGTTGAAGCAGGTATGTTAAGACGATTAGCCCACTCAGCGTTAGTGTCAACTGCCACATTTTTCAACCTCAGTAGCGTGTTATACAAGTCAAGAGCATTTTCATTCAGCAGCCTATTGTCCATGATGCCTGTGAGTGACACACCAAGCAGCCGCTCTTCCTCTGTATTCTTCTGCCAAATCTTACGCAGATAAGGGAAGTTTGTCAAGGTCGATTGCACAGTGCCAATAATAGCCGCAATGCGAACCTTTTCTTCTAGCGTCTCCAAAGTATCTGTTTCTCGCACAACTACCTCTGTAAGATTACAGAACTGATACGGACGCAGAATGATTTCACTGCAAGGGTTCGTGCCAAAGTCAAAGGCAGGATCGCGGCGACCATTCTTTGCTGCTTGTTTCTGTGCTGCTACACGGTTGAAGATACCACGCTCACCACTCTTGCTTTCCACAAGCGCCAGCCACTCCCGCATGAATGTTTCCATGTCAGGCTTCTCTGTGTATGCCACAGAGTTATTGGCAAGAGCACGTTGAGCATTGTTCTCCCACCACATACCACTCTTGGCGTGACGCATACGGTCATCGCTAAGATTGCTAAGACTGATCATGGCAGAACGGCGCACACCCCCAACCACAACTACATCACCGATCTTGCACATGATGTCATGGCACTCGATGCTGCTCAGTTTACGCCCTTGTGCAGCCTTGAATTTGTCAATCACAAAGCGGAACAGGTCTTCAAGCGGACCCGGACCAGAAGCCCTACCGCCAAACGTATTCAGCCTTGCTCCAGCAGGACGCACCTTAGATGTGTCCCATTTAGGGATTTCACCAGAGTAAAGCAGAGCAATCAGCTTACGCAGCGACTTAGCCCAGCCTTCTTTGCTGTCATGCACAACAATGACATCTTCACTTTTGAACAGCTTCTCAGGCACCTCAGGCAGCTTTGTAACATACTGACGCTCAACAGAGAAGCCTACGCCTGTACCACAAAGCAGGATGAACATGGCCTCATCAAAGGCTTTAGGATCATCGACAGGCAGGTAGCTGCAGTTGTAGCCTGCCGTGTTATCTCGATCAAGCGCAGGGCCAGCAGTCATCATGGCTCGCATAGAGGGCATAACCTCAAGGTTGAGGATCGCCTCTTCGATGCGTTTGACAACAGTTTTGTCGCTGATTTTGTTATCAACAACATTTGATGTGAACCTGCTAACAGTTTCGGCCCACGTTTCACGACGCTTCTCTGCCTCAATCCACCGAGCATACCTTGATGTAGCAATAAAGTTTTGGTAATCAGTAGGTAGGTAGTTGTTCATTTCTTCCTCACGCTTATAGTTTCAGCCTTCACATCATCCACATCATACAGCAAGTCTTCAAACAGTTCTTTGACATCTTCTTCATGCTGCTGTGGTGTCGTGGAGAGGATGTTGCCATCCTCGTCCACTTCAAGTTCTACACGTACAGTAAACTTCATGCTGCATCCTCAACAAGGTCACTAAGATCAGGCGGCGCATAGTTGGGGCCTTTCATAACCTTACCATCTGCCCGCTTGATAGGCTTACCATCAAGGCCGAGCTTCGACATGTTACTCTTGTGAACACGCACGAAGGCTTCGTATACCACCATAGGCGGAAACATCGTCACAGCTTTCTGGAATACTTTCAGGTGGCTCTGCAGATAGTCTGTGATCTCTTTAGCCTCATCCTCAGGCAGAAGTTCATTCTCTACAGCATGGTGGATGAAGTGATTGAATGGCGTGTAGACATAGAGAACATCACATAGTTCCTTCAGTGTCTCAGCCTTGTTAGTCTTCTCCATAGCCTCGTTCAGTTCAGCCAGTTCTTCTTGCACAAGTTTAAACCACAGGCGCATATCAAGGGATGCACCAAAGGTCTTGATAAACTCCTGCAGCATAGGCGCAAGATTGGTAGTCAGAGCATTCTCTTCAGTCACGGTTTCGTCAGCCATTGTCATTCTCCAGTGTTGTGACAGCTTTGTTGAGGTAGTATTGGGCTTTCTTGAGGTCTTCCTTAGGCTTACCCTTATAGGGATGCCTATGTATATACTTGATTGTGTTGCCTAAGCAATAGTCCCTGAAGCCATCTTCGCCTAGAACTTGTCGTATGTAGTCGATACATTCAATGCCACCACCATAGTTGTAGTGGGCAGGCTTGTTTACAGGATCGTGGTCACTCATGCTGAACCTTTAGTCTTCGTGAACATGTTGAGTTTTATTACCTTCTTCTCATCGTCCACATATTCGTAAGACACTTCCTCTTCATCATCAAAGAGGTCATTCATGTAGTTGCCTTCTTCTGGTATATCCCGCAGGCTCTTGAGTTTATTCATCAGCATCTCATAGAACTCATCGTCTTCATTCATCAAAACAAAGGCTGCAGACAAGAGCATCATCGTCAATGCAGCCATCTTCTTCCAGTCATCGGGGTGATCATTATCTGGAATACACATACCGATAGACATGTGCATATTGTCTGTGTCATCTTCATATGGCCGCAGGATAAGTGCATACTCATATGGATCAAGTTGGTAAGTCATTGTTTATCCTTCACGTTGATGCGTGTAGCAGTCAAGGGCTTACCACGCTCTTGTAGCCATGTCAAGGGGATAACTCTATGCGCCCACTTGAAGCCGTTCTTTTCACACCACTCAGCATATGTAGTCTTGCTGCCTTTGTATAGCTTAGCGTTACTGTTGCTGAATACAAAGCGTATGTCTAGCTGAGGATGCTGCTTCTTTATCTCCTGATGCTTACGCCTGTCATCCACATCGAATTTGCCTTTAGTTTCAACGATGATGCCATTGTCGAGCACGAAGTCTGCTGTGTATGTCCTGTAGCGGAAGTCTGCCCATTCGATCTTTAGCTTCTCGTATCGCACCTCTTTTTGTTTGTCTGAAAGAAAAGCAGCGACCTGATCCTCCAAGCCGCTGCGATAAGTTCTACTATTGTGCCTTCTTGTTGTTTTACTTGGCATACCCCTTAGCCTTTTCTTCATGCTCAGGCGACACGAATACATAGTCAGTTGGTGCAGGGTCTTTAGTGTTAGCCTTAGTCACCAGCTTAGGCAGTGTCTGCAGTTCAGGCCAGCATGTCTTCTTGTAACTACAGAAGGTGCAGGCATCAGGCAGCACCATGTTGCCAGTAGGTTTGCCATAGAAGAGTTCAGGCTGAGCATCGTATTCACGCCTGAATGGCTCATCGTTGTTGATGTAGTTGACAGTGTAAGCGATATCTTCAAGGATCACATCTACGTCTACATCCTCTGCAGCCACATACTTGAAGGCACCGTCACTCTTGTTGATGACCCACCACCCGCCTACGTCTACACCTTTGGCTGCAGCGTAGCCTACAAGCTGAGCCACATAGCCGAAACTATCTGAGTCAGCCAGAGTGTTGAAGCTCTCAAACTTGTTCTTGTAGGACCAAGGTGAAGCACTCTTGATATCATCTATCTTGCCATCGAGATACAGATCATAGGAGCCTTTGATCTCTGCTCCTTCGATCTTCAGCACTACAGTCTCAGTATCACCAAAGTCTACACTGGCAGCCCTCAGCAGCCCCTTGAAGACTGCCTCTGTGATGTCACCAATGATCATCTGCATCA